GATTAACCCATGGCGCGCAAGAAGAACTATACCCTCGGGGCTGGCAAGCTCTATTTCGACCGGATGGATGACGACGGCAATCTGACCGGCGAATACTACATCGGCAACACGACCAGCCTGACCGGCTCGACCGACGAGACCCGCGAGGAGCATTACTCCTCGGACGAGAAGGAGCGGGCCAAGGACGCTTCGGTCGTCACCCAGTCGGACCAGACCGTCGGCTTCACGACCGACGACATCCAGCCGGAAAACCTCGCGCTGCTCTGGAAGGGCACCGCCGAGACGCTGGCGGTCGCTGCGATCACCAGCACGACCGAGGACCTGACCGTGATCCGGGGCCGCTGGTATCAGCTTGGCGTCGGCCCGACTGCACCGACCGGCGCGCGTCTGCTGACGATCTCGGCTGTCACCGACGACGCCGGTACGCCGGTTGCCATTCCCGGCGGCGCGGGCGGCGCGAACTACGACACCGACCCGGAACTGGGCCGCATCTTTATCAAGGAGGATGCCCCGGACATCGCCGATGGCGACACCATCAAGGTCACGTACACGGGTGCCGAACACAGCCGTACCGTCATCATCTCCAAGGGCGAGACGATCCGGGGCGCGCTGCGCTATATCGCCGACAACACGGCGGGCGAGAACCGCGACGACTACTGGCCCCTCGTGGACCTGTCCCCGGACGGCGACTACGAGTTCAAGGCCGACTCGTGGAGCGAGATGTCGTTCACGGGCGAAGTCCTCAAGAAGGAGGGCTACGAGAAGCATTACGTTGACGGTCGCCCCGTCGCAGCGTAAGTTCTCCTCTCCCGGAGACCTACAGGGGCGACTCCTTCCGGGGTCGCCCCTTTTCTATGCGCCAGAGGAGTCGATATGGCTGTGAATTTCGAGATCGAGACGACCCGAATCGAGGTAGGGTCGAAGGGCGGTTACTTCACCGTCCGAGGCATGAACTCAGAGGACATCACGTTCCTGACCATGCACTATCTGGAGGACATGAAGGCGACCGTCGCGAAGTACGCGAACAAAGGTGTCCTCCCGAAGGACCGCGTGGCCGATCTGGTCATGGAGGTTGCCAAGGACTTCCCGTCCATGGTCGTGGAAATGATTTCCCGGTGCGCCGAGGCCGAATCAGCCGAGGATGTCGAGAAGTTCCGCCGCCTGTCCTTCGTGAAGCAGATCGAAGCTCTCAAGGCCATCGTGTTCCTGACCGTCGAGGACGGGGGTGTCGAACTGGGAAAAGTCATGGGGGTCGTGGCAAGTCTGCTAGAGGCAAACGGTCTCAAGCCCGGCCCCCTGCTGACCTCGTTGCAGACTATTATCGCAACCTCCGGGAAACCGTCAGCTACCTAAAGGCGAACGGCCACCCTGACGCGCACCGATACCCGCTCGGGAAGCTGGCGAACGAGAGCGAGCTTCTGCGGCAGATCAAGCGCAGGGAAATGGCTTTTCGCATGGTGGCGGACCAGCATGTCGGTTCTGCCGTTTTCTCGGGCGGCAAAAAGGGTATAAGAGCCTACGAGAAATTCCTGCGGGACCTTGAGGACTAAGCGAGATGGCAACGACTCGGCGCGACATTGAATTGCTGATCTCCGCGAAGGAGACGACCGGGCGGTCCTTCAAGCAGGTCACGGCGAACATTGACGCGCTGAACACGAAGATCGGCGAGCAGATCGCGGCTGCCGAGCGCGGCGAGATCAGCTTGCAGGAGCTTCGCCGGACGCAGGAGCAGCTTGCTCAGGCGGGCCGGGACCTCTCGGCGATCCAAGGGCAGATCGACGCCTACAATCGGCTGGTAGCGACTTCTGACAAGGTAGGCGCTGCCGCCGATAAGGCGCGAGCCGACCTCGCGGCGCTCAAGGCCGAGGTCGAGGCTGCCGGGAAAGCGACCGCCGCCCAAGAGAACAAAATGCAGCGGCTTGAGAACGCGGTCCTTCGGACCAGCGCCGCCGTTGACAAGAACAAGCAGGACCTTGCTGAGCAGACCGCCGCGCTGGAGCGAGCCGGTGTCGCTGTTGATCGGCTCGATACGGCCCAGACCGGCATCGTCAACACCGCTCGCCAGATCGGCGCGGGCCTGTCTCAGGTCAACACGGCTATCGACGGCTATGCTGCGAACATCCAGCAGGCTCAGCAGGCGGAAGCTGATCTGGCGGCCCAGCAGGGGTTCGAGCGCAAGATCGCCGAGGCCCAGCGACTCGGGCAGGCCAGCCGCTTCGTCCAGTTGTTCGGTGACGCGATCCAGACCGCCAAGACTGCCGACAATCAGCTTGCGGCGTTGACTGGTTTCCGTGCCGTCGGGCAGCAGGCCGCCGAAGCCAGCCGGGATGTCTCGCGGTTCGTGGAAGCCGGGCAAACGATGGCAGTCACGTCGTCGCAGGTGGCCGCTGGCCTCCGGGCGATCATTGATCCGGGTAACGCTGCGCTCCAGACTCTCTCTGGCGTCGAGGCGGCTATCGAGAAGGCCGACACGGCGGCTGCCGATGGCGTCAAGAACGTCGGCCTCCTGAACGACGCCTATAACCAGCTTGCAGCGGCGGCAGCGCAACTCCTGCGGCAGGGCGGCCTTGTCGATACGTTCCAGCAGCAGGAAGCCGCTACGGCGGCTGCACGGCAGCAGTTTGAGCAGGCGCAGGCCGATGTCCTGCAACTCGGGCAGGCTATGGCACAGGCCGACCAGCCGACCGAGCAACTGGCGAACTCGCTCAAGGAGGCTGAGACCCGGCTTACCCAGACCGGACGCGCGCTGGCGCAGGAGGAAACCAAGCTCGGGCAACTGAGCCGGGAGCTTCGGACTGCCGGGATCAACACGGCTGATCTGGCGGGCGAGCAAGCCCGGCTGGAGGCGGCGGCCACGCGCGTCTCGACGACGATGGAGCGGGTCAACACGACGCTCGGTCGCGGGGGCCGCGCGACCAACGGTCTGTTCGGTCTCAAGCCGAACGATCTGGCGAACCTGAGCTTCCAGCTTAACGACATCTTCGTGTCGCTGGCGTCCGGGCAGAATCCGTTCATCGTCCTGATCCAGCAGGGATCGCAGATCGGGCAGATTTTTCCCGGCCTGATTTCCACGGTCGCCCGGTTCGCGCTGGCGTGGGCACCCGTCATCGCCGTGGTGGCGACGGTCGGCTTCCCTTTGCGCGAACTTTACACCGATGCTGAGAGGGTCAAGCAGGCCAGTCAGGACCTCGCCCAAGCGCCGCTCGGCGAAGGGATCGACGTGCAGCGGTTCGCCGACGCGCAAGAGAAGCTGGAGGGTGTCGCCGAGAAGGCCGAGGACGCCCGCAAGGCCATGCTCCTGCTCGTCGAGGAGGGCTTCGACACCGACTCGATTGAGACCTACGCCGAAGCTGCCGGACGGCTGGCGGAGCGGCTGGGGATCGACGTTGTTGAAGCAACCCAGATGCTCGTGGATGTCCAGAAGGGCGGGATCGAAGCCGTCTACGATCTGGCGGAGCGCACGAACGACCTGACCGAGGCTGATCTGGACCACGCCGAAGCCCTGTACGAGGCGGGCAAGGCTGGCGAGGCGCGGCAGTACGTCCTCGACCGCGTGGCCGAGAGGAACCAGCAGATCGCCGACGCGACTCAGTCGGCGTGGACCCCGGCGGTCAAGAACCTCCAGTCCGCGTGGCAATCGTTCACCGGCTGGCTGGCTTCGACGTTCTCGCCGATTATCGACCGCATCAATCAGTATATCAATGACACCATCGTCGGCTTCACCTTCCTGACCGGCCTGCTGGCGGGCAAAGGGGTCGCTGGGGCGCGTGAGGACGCTTTTCAGGTCATCCGTACCCAGCGGGGCTTGAACGCTTCTGCGCCGCGTGGAGCGAGCGATCAGAACATCCGGGATCGCCGGTTCGCTGCCGAGCTTGACTCGGAAGTCGAATCGACCCGCGAACTGAGCCGGGCCGAACGGCTGGCACGGGTTGAACGCGAAGCGCGCGCTCGGGCGCAGGCCGCCGGGGCAAGCTCGGCGCTGGAGGAGCGGGCGGTCACGCAGGCTATCGCCGCTGAGCAGCGCAAGATCAATCAGGAAGGCGAGCGGGCCGGTAGGCGGTCGGACGCTGCCGCGAACCGCGCTCGCCGGGCTGCGGAGGCCGAGCAGCGGAAGCGGGAGACCGCCCTGCGCCAGCTTGACGGGCAGCTTCGCCAGTTGAACCGGGCGGCCTTCACGGGCGAATCGGCGACGCTGGAGGAGCGTCTGACCGCGATCAGCGAGAAGTACGAGACCATCGCGGACAGCATCAAGAAGGTCCGCGATCTCGGGATGACGACCGACTCCGACGGCGTGAGCCTTGACGTGATCGAGCGGCAGGTCGCCGCCACGCAAGAGCGCCTGAAAAACGAGGAGACGATCAAGTTCTATCAGGATCGCGCGGCCACGTTGGAGCGCCAGCGCGAAGCCGAAATCCAGAGGATCACGGACGCCCGCGAGCGCGGCGCAATCACCACGCAGCAGGCCATGGAGCAGACTGCCGAGGTCGTCGGTCGCATCTCGCCGCAGATCGTGGACGCCGCCAACAGCGCGCTCACGGTTGCCCGTGCGCTGGCAGGCACGAACCCCAGCCCGGAAATGGTTTCGTGGATCGCGTCGCTGGAGCGGATTGTCAGCGGGGAGCAGACCAATCGCGCCGTGGCCGACGTGGGCCTTGCTGGTCTGGATGCAGCCAGCACTCGACTCGACACCCTGCTCCGGGAGCGCGACGAACTGGTCAAGTCGTACCAGACGTTGAATGAACTCGGGTTGCAGACCGATGCCCAGACCCGTCAGCTTACGGCGGAAGCCTATGCCCGGCAGTCTGCGTCGATTGCTCCGGTCCTCGCGCAACTCCGCGAGCAGGTCGAGCTTCTGCGCCAGACTATCGACCCGCTGACTGGCTTGCCGGTCATCACCGACACCGCTTACAACGCTTGGCTCGCGAAGATTCAGGCGGTCAACGCTGGCCTGTCTCAGATCGACCCCCGGTTGCAGCAGGTCAACACGGCAGTCAGCGGTGCGATCCAGCAGGGCGTCGTGACGGCCTTCAATTCGATTGCCCAGTCCATCGTCGGCGTGATCGGCGGAACTGAGAGCTTCGGTGATGCTCTGGAGAATCTGGGTCGCACGGCGCTCAGCATCTTCGGAAGCATCCTCGAGTCCATCGCGCAAGTTCTGATCCAGCTGGTCGCGCTCCAGATCGCTAAGTCGGTTCTCGGGGCAGGCAGCGGCGGCGGCCTCTCGTTCCTGTTCCATGACGGCGG